TTATATGTCGCCATCTTGAGGGAGCTTAGGGTAAAGCACAAGTTCGAAATCATCGAGCCTTTGCCACTTTTCCTTTTTATAAACAGCCTTTTCTAAAACGGACTTTAGGAGGCTGTTTTTCTTTTTGGGATCATCTGTTTTAAAGTACAGATCAAGAACATTCTCCACTTGAGGTATTGTATCTTTCTTGACTTTTTCCTTCTTAATTTCGGTTTTAATTTCTTTCTTTAAGTTTTCCATAGTGGAAGTAATTTCAGTTATACGGTCAGAAACTACATTCGAGCGTTCTAAAAACATATCGACTGTGTAAACGCCACGTTCTAATAAATCATGTAAATTATTTTTCTGTTTTTGGACATCCACTAATTCTTTTTCAAGCTTGCGTAATGCAGCTTCATTCATTTGAATGACTTGTGTTTCTTTTAATTTGTCATCTTGCTTATGTTTTTCAAAATCAGCTTTATAATTGATGTACCATTCTTTTAATGCCTCGAGTAAACGCTTCTCAATTAATTCAGTATAACTTGATTTGTTTTCACAGCCACGGTGTTTACAATCCATCGTTTCTTTTCGGTTCTTCGGATAACGTTGGACCATACTATAACCACATTTACTACATTTAATAATGCCAGCTAGAGGATTTTTAATTCCGTTCGTATTGTAAGGAACGTGATATCTGGAGTTTAATTTTTCTTGTACTTGTTCAAATAAACTTTCAGGTATGATTGGCTCATGTTTGCCATCAGCAATAATCCAATCCGATTTATCTTGTCTTGTACAACTACGTTTCACAGCGTCAGGTTGCTTTACTTCTTTTCGTTTTTGCCACGTTACTTTTCCGATGTACACATTGTTCTTTAATATATCTAAGATGCTGTAGGGGTTCCATTCATTACCTAGCTTGCTTTTGTAGCCAAGATCATTTAATTTGCTTCGGATTGCGTTAGCGCCCATATCCTCGTTTGCATACCAATCGAATATCATTCTTACAACAGAAGCTTCTTCTGAATTAATTGTTAAAGTACGTTCTCGCTTATTTAAACGGTGGATATCATAACCATAAGGCGCATGGGTACCGAGGTAATTACCAGCCTCCACGCTTGCTATACGGCCGCGTTGCATACGACGCGTAATAATCTTTAACTCCTTACGAGCCATAAATGCCTCAAATTCGCTATATTCTTCGTCCCACTCATCATTAAGGTCATAAGTCTTCCTAGGTGTCATAATCTTCGTATTCGAGCGTTTAAACGTCTCTAAAATGATTCCTTGTTCTTTCATACCACCACGACCTAAACGATCCATATCCATACAAAGAACAACATCATATTTTTTATCTTCAATTTCTTCAAGCAGCGCTAACATCTCAGGGCGTTTCACCAAGCTCTCACCAGAAACGATTTCCTCACGGACAGATAAAACATTTAGGTTCATTTCCTTGGCAATTTTCAGCAGGGTAGTTCGATGTTTTGCTAAAGTTTCGCCTTCGCCACGTGCTTCGGCTTCAAGGTCGGCACGGGATTTACGTAAGTAGATTGCGGTTTTCATGGTGGGAACCTCCTTATTTGTATTTATTATATAAAAGGTTAAGATAGTTAAGAAGTAAATACAATTAATATGAAATAAAAGCTCCATAGAGGAGCTTTTATTTCATATTTTGGATTTGATAAGAAACAATTAATTTTGCTTTAAACAAAACATAACGAACCTAATTCCATAATGGGTAATGGAAACATCTTTAGTTAATTCACCTCTGACAGTATTTGAAGGTCGCTCTTTCATTTCAATAAAACCGTAAGATTGTAATCGATGCATAGCACCTATCATCTGAAATTTACTCATTGCTCCTGAAGAAACGGCGTTTATAGATACAGGTTCAGGTCGTTCAAATAAATCTAAAATAATATTGCATTCTATTAGGGTCATATTGGCTAATGTATCTAAAAAGAATTTTTTATTATCGTAGTTAATTTGATCGTGGTGTAACATATTGTTGATAAAATAAGTTTTAAAGTAGTTTCGTTTTTCTTCAATATGTTCACGTTCAACTTTTTCATTTAAATTTTCAATAATACTTAAAAGTTCTTCCGAATCCGGGGTTGTTGATGGACTTTGGACAGAAGCTTTTATAACTTCTATATCAGCAGAAAGTTCATTATAAAAAGATTCGAGACGCTTGAGTTTTTTTTCTTTTTGATAACCATAAAAAGAGGTCGCAAGGGCACCGCCGATATTTGGAATTAATTGCAAGCATGCTTCTATTCCTAGGTGTACTTTCTCATTGGTATTTAATTTAGTATCGTTAGAACTCACTACAATCACTTCTTTCTTTTTTACTTTTTGTATAAAGCCTACTAATATAATGAATTGACTAGTTTTAGATATTATTGAACGGTAACAAATTTTTTCAAGAATGTCTTACGTTTTGTCTTATCATACACGTATGGGTCGTTAAACTTTTTAACCCAAGACTTGTCTTCAACTTTTAAATCTTCAATCTTAAATCCTAGATATGTATTCAAAGAATTTCTATCCAAACTAGTGCTATATGTTTTCCCATCGAATGGAAGAGTCATTTTTACCGTATCTAGATCTGGAAACTGTCTTAGTAATCTAGCAGGTTCGCTTACAAACATCTTTTCAATGGCATCCCCTGTTGAAAAATATTGTTTATATTGTTCTTCAGTAACGTTGCTATCTGGTTTTGCTGATTTATAAGATGCAAATGAATCATGGAATGTAATTTCAGCCTCTTTATTATTAAGTTTCATATCCTTAATAAAATTTCCACCTCTAATGTTTTGGGCATAGGAAGTAAATTCTTTTTGTTTTTCTTCAGCCTTTTTTTGTTCCTCAGCTAATTTCTTCTCTTCAGCTTTTTGTTTCTCCTCAGCCTCTTTTTGTTCTTTAGCTTTTTGTTTCTCTTCGGCTTTTAGCTTTTCTTCAGCTTCTTTTTGCTCTTTAGCTTTTTGTTTCTCTTCGGCTTTTTGTTTTTCTTCAGCCTCTTTTTGCTCTTTATCCTTTTGTTTTTCTTCGGCTTTTAACTTTTCTTCAGCTTTTTGTTTAGTGAGAATTTCTTGTTTTTCCTGTGGTGTCATGTTCATGTTAACTACAATTAATGAAATAATAGATACAATAAAGGCTATACCTGTAAACTTAAAATATTTCTTAGTGTTTGATTTCTTTTTTAAAAGAAATACCAAAGATGTGATTAATAAAATAAACGTGGCTAGTAGTGCAATTGCAAATAGAAATGAGAAAAGTATTTTCATTTATGTAGCTCCTAACTTATAAAGTTGTATTTTAAATTCATATTAATAACTTTTTAAACGAGCAAAACTTTCTGGAATTCCATAGATCTCAGCTATTTCTTGAATTGATAGATTTGTATCTTGATATTCAGAAATCATTTCATCAGGTAATAAGAGTTCGACTGCAAATGTATTTGCTTCGATCTCTAATCGATCTACAGAAAAAAAGGTTTTATTTCGTAAAAATGGAGTATTAGCTTTTGGGTGTAATAGAGCATGTCCTAGTTCGTGAGCACAGACAAAGCGTTGTGTGGTTTCTTCAATCCTATTATTAATATGAATGAATTTAAAGCGTTTATAAGTGTTGTAAAAACCAAGAGTATTCCCAAGGTCTTCGAACAACACTATAATACTTTTTCGTTTAGCAATTTCAAAGGGGTTTGTTGTGTCGTGTTTTTTTACGATTTTGAGTACGTATTCTTTAATTTCCATTTCTCGCTCCGTTCAATCTTTTTTATACTTGTTTGGAGTGAATTTTTGTTTTGCTAATTGTTTTGCCATGCGCATAGAGTTTTCTAGAGAAATACGAATCATTTCTTTTGTATGTTCGTCTATTGGTTCTCCGTCAAACATTAAAGCATCTTCGCTATTTTCTAAGTCTTTTAAAGTTTTTTCTAAGTCACGAGCGATATCACGAGTATCTTTTTTGCTTAAATCAGGAAGTGCATTAGACATCCTTGATTCATCTTCTCTTCCTAATAAATAATCTGTTGTTACTCCTAAAACATTCGCTAAATCTTTTAGCATTTCGTTTGAGGGAGTGCTATGACCATTCTCATAGTTACTAATGGTGCCTTTAGTGGTATTTACTTTATCGGCTAATCCTTGCTGAGTGAGCTTACGCGTTTTACGCATCTCTTTTAATCTTTGTCTCAACATTTTTAGCACCTCCCGTTAATAAAAAGTACAAAGATATTGTACCTTATATAGATGGATTGTAAAACTTTGTACAAGATAATTGTACAAATGTGTTGACGTACAAGAATCTTATACATATAATAAAAGTACAAAATACTTATACAAGGAGCGAGACAGTGAACAAAAATATCAAATTAATTAGAGCTAGGAAAAAAAGTAAGTTAACGCAACAAGATCTTGCTAAAAGAATGCAAGTTACAAAATCTACAATAAGTAATTGGGAAAATGGTTATAGTAATCCAAATCTTGAAAAGGCTATTAGATTAGCCACTATTCTTGGTAGTGATGTAAAGGATTTAATTTGATGTACATAAGTACAAGAATCTTATACTTTTTTAGTGTGGAAAGCAGGTGAGAAAATGCCATCAACTAACATGGCAGTACCAACAAACCAGTCGCATAAACATATAAAAAGCACTTCAAGAGGTGACACCATGAGCCAACAAGAAGAATATGCGGCGACTTATGAATTTGGAAAAACGAAAGTCCATGTTGTGGCTCCTGAGCCAAAATCACAAAAGGATATTGATAAAATCCGTCAAGCATATTACAAGGCTGGTTGGGCCATCATCAAAGAGATACAAGTAAAAGCAAATGTTGAGGAATAGTTCCTCTCTTTTTATACGAAAAGTAGACAAGTTACATATGTACTAAGTACATTGTAACCATTTGAAAACTAAATATGGAGGCGAACAGATATGGGAACAAGCATATACTGCAATTCAGCAATAGGAGAATTATTACAGAATGCTAGAGAATGTTGTGATAATGTTCAGCTGAAAACGAAGAAAGGGCTATCTAAGTACCTTGGTATTACACACGAAAGATTAACCCGTATTGAATCTGGACTTTCTAAACCAGAATTTGAACTTGCGATGGATTGGTGCCATGCAACAGGAGCAAAGTTAAATCAACAAGCGATTAAACATATTTATGGTGTTGGGTTACCGCCTACAGATCCACGCTTAACTCAAGATTTAAATCTACAATTGATGAACTACATTAAACAGGCCGAAGAGGGGATTGCGGCAGCAAAGGAAATCATGAACTTACAAGTTACAACAAGGTCATGGAAGCATGATGAAAAAAAGAAACATGAATACGCAGTTCATGCAAAAGAAATCTTTGATACAATCCAAGCTACTCAATGTGTAGTACAAGCTCTTGAACAAGTTCATTTTGGCATTATAGAACAAATACAAAGAAGTTGGTTGCAAAAGGCTATGGCGGAAAACGTTATTATTCAATCGGTGGATAGCTTAATGAATTTAACAAGGGTGCTGTAGAGGAGAAAAGAAAATGACAGTAGATTATAAGAAACCTAGCTTAAAAGAATATAAGGAATTAATTCGTTATGATGCAAAACTAACTGGTGAAATTAAAATAGCAGAATTACTTAATGAGGATTCAAAAACAGTTGAGTTAAAGCAAGAGAAGAAATTGTTGGGAATTCGAATCAAAATTATTGAAGCATCATTTATTTTGAAACATAAATGGGCAAAAGAAAAAGCTACCGCCTAGACAACAGTAGCTCTGAAAATTATCGTAAAGCAATTATAACATTATATAAATCATTTGGACAAGCCACTGTGCTTGTCGTTATGACCAGAAAGGGATTATTCCTCCCATACCTCTACAATGTTCCTTTCTGGTTGTAACGATGCGTACAGCATCAAATTAATTAGAAAGGAGATGTAATTAATGAACGATAAAAACAATCGTCTTCATGATTTAGTTCTTCCTGGGGATTTTTCATTTGCGAATAAACTTCGTAACTGTATGAGTGAATGTATTTATAACATATTTAATGCAGAATCAACCGAAGAATCAAATCACTGGGAAGAAGAGCTGGAGCGATGTATGAGGGAATTTAAAATGCTTCGTGATACAAAAGAGGAACATGAGGCATCGATAAGTTATCGTGTAGTGATTAAAGATTTAAGAGCAAGAGGAGTTAACGCTTCGTTAGTAACACGTAGAAAATAAAAAAGATCTATCACTTGGCAGAGTGATAGACAAACGGTCTTGCAAAGATCTTAGGATTAATTATATCAAATTAGCATTCGGATAACAACGGAGTGTGCTACATGCTTTTAGACAAATCGTTACATAGAGTGTTGCTGAACCCTAAAGTGTTTCAACAAGCAACATCAGAGCAACACCTAATTTACTTAGTAAAACAATATCTCAAAATAGGATAAAAGAATTATCGCTTATTACGTGTAGAGGACGGATTCGCGATATGTAAACGGGAGGATGAATAATATGGCAGTTTATAGACCAGTACATGTTTCATTTTGGCAGGATTCATTTGTTTTAGATCTTACACCGGAGGAGAAGTATTTCTACTTATATTTGATGACAAACAGTAAGACCTCTCAATCAGGAATCTATGAGCTTCCACTTCGTATCATTGAAACTGATACAGGATATAATCGTGAAACTGTTATGAAGCTATTAGAACGTTTTGCTGAGTATGGAAAAATTAATTATAACCAAAAAACAAAAGAGTTGTTCTTAATCAACTGGTTGAAATTCAATCCAATTAAAAATGTAAACATTGAAAAGTGTGTTTTAAAAGAGATTCAATCTGTGAAGGACCAGGACTTTTTAGTTGATTTCTATGAAACTTGCTTGCAATTAGAAAAAGAGCAAGATTTTAAAATTCCTCGTATTAAGGAGTATTTATCAGTCCGTTTGGAGGGGCTTATAAGGGGCTTCCAAGACCCTAGCAAGGAAGAAGAAAAAGAAAAAGAAGAAGAAAAAGAACAACAACAACAAGAACGCGCAGGCGCGGAAGAAGTTGTTGAGGTTAATCCAATTTCTTTTTACGAGCAAAACTTCGGATTCATTACACCTTTTATCGCAGATGGTATTTATGCTTGGATAGATGATTTAAATGCAGAGTTAGTTATTAAGGCTATGGAGATTGCTTTAGAGAAGAATACGAGAAACATGTCTTACGTAAATACGATTTTAAGAGATTGGCATCTTAAAGGCTTTAAAACAGTAACTGATGTTGAGGCAGCTGATAAAGCATTTCGTGCTCAGCGATTAACGAAAGCTCAGCAACAGACACAAACACCTTATCAACAAAAAGGCTTATCGGAATCTACTAAAAACGTAATACAGCAGCAACAAGCATGGGAGCAGAACATTCCAACAGAAGAAGAACTTGCAGTACTTAACCAACAGAATGCGTGGTTGGCCAAATGAGTAACGATATGATTCGCAATGTTGAAGCTGAACAAAGTGTTTTAGGTAGCATAATCCAAGAAGGCGATCTAATTAAAGATTGTCAACTAAAGGTAAAACAGTTTTCTTTACCAACGCACCAAGTAATTTTTAAAGCAATGAGAGAATTAGAGGATGCTGAGGTTCCGATAGATCTTGTTGCTCTCATTGGAAAATTCGATGAAAGCTTTATGCATCAAATTGGCGGAATCGAATTCTTTGTAAACCTGACAGAAGTTGTAACAACAACTAAGAACTTCTCGTACCACGAAGGTTTAGTGATTGAAGCTTGGAAGATGAGACATGCTCAAGAGGTTGCTGGTAATTTATATAACCGGCTTCAGCAAGATAGGGATATGAGTGCTATTAGTACATCAATTGATGAATTAAGCGCCATTGAAGAAACGGGTTACTCAGATGAATTTAACTTGAAAGATACGCTTGTTGATTTGTATAAGAACATGCAAATTGATGTAGGAGATTTAACCGGTATACCAACTGGTTATGACGACCTGAACAGAATGACAGCAGGGTTACAAGAAGGTGATTTAATTATTGTTGGGGCCCGACCTTCAATGGGGAAAACAGCATTCGTATTAAACGTTGCTTTTCATGCAGCAAGTGCTAATACAGCAACAGGAATCTTCTCGCTTGAGATGGGGGAGGAGCAGTTACTTAAACGTATGATTTCAAGTACGGGAAATATAGATGCTACGAAATTAAAGAATCCTAAGAAGCTATGTAATTTAAAGGATTGGGAAAAGATTAGTCAAGCGATGGGATTGATTAATGATTTGCCATTAGAAATTTACGATAAAGCAAATGTAACGATGCAAGAGATTTATGCAAAGGCTAGGAAATTAAAGCGTAAGTACCCTGATAAAAAGGTTTTAATTGCAATTGATTACTTGCAGCTTATTGTAGGGGATCCAAAGCATAGAGGGAACCGCATGCAAGAAATCGGTGAGATTAGTCGTAAGTTAAAACTGATGGCAAGAGAGCTAAATGTATGTATAGTTGCATTATCACAGTTAAGTCGTGCTGTAGAAAGTAGACAAGATAAGAGACCATTGTTATCAGATTTACGTGAGAATGGTCAAATTGAGCAAGATGCGGATTTAATAGCATTCTTATATCGTGAAGATTACTATGACCGCGAGACAGAAAATAAAAACATAACAGAAATTATTTTAGCGAAACAAAGGAACGGTCCAGTTGGTGTTGTTGAACTAGCATTCATTAAAGAATTTAGTAAGTTTGTAAATTTAGAGAGAAAGTTCAATCATCAGCAGGAGGCTTAATCATGTTGTTACGTCAGGAAGTAGAACGTAGAAACCTAATAATCATTCGTAAATTATTAGGTTTAGGATTAGCTGAAATTAACGGACAAACATTAGATCAATTAACGTTAACGCAGCTTGAAGGAATTTTAATTGCAAGCTTGCAGGTATTGGAGGGACAAAACAATGCCAAAACAATTAACAATTTTTGATGTGGAACCAGTTGTATCATTTGATTCTCAGAAAGCTCATATTCACCGTTTGAATTCAAGATTACGGTATGCAGATGTGGTTGTACAAATACCACGTCAGGCCAAAGCGATTGATGAATTAAAACCAACGACAGCGCCTGATGAACGTTATGAGTTGTTTGAAGATTACACAATTGGGATTTGGCGTTATAAACGAGCGGAGGATAAGCAATTTGTATGGGAAGAAGCAGAAAAATTGTGTAAGCAAGCAAGGGATGAAAAAAAGCCGATTCCAATTCGGCTCCATTTATCACTTGAACCATCATTTGTTCCTGAAAATGTTGTGCAATATCTATAGACAAATAAAAAAAGCTGAGATCACTCTCAACTTACTTCGACAAAGTAATTATAACATATGGGAGTGATCTTGGTGGGAATTAGAAAAGAAAATCTTGTTGAAATGACAGCTGAAATAGATTTGAAAACAAACGGAATATATATTGTTAAAAATGGTCAGGTTCAGCTAATAGAACCACCTCAAGGTGGATTTGGTGAACAGTCATTTGTATATCAAAGCGGAAAAGTAATTCGTATGGAAGAACGAAAAACACAGTTATTATAATCAAATTTGAATTTTATTAAAAAGAAGGAACGGAGGAATATGTAAAAGACTTTGAAAGATCCATAAAAAAAGAATTCAGTAAAACTCTGAATTCTTCTACATGTATTTTTATTTTTTAATCCATTTAGAAATAATAGGATAATGAAAGTCTTTTTCTTGTAGCACATATAAAATTCCTTTTATAGGTCCAAAAATTAACAAAAGAAGCAGTATTAGATATAAAGGAGCTATTCCGAAAATAATCAAAGCGTTGTTTGAAGCTAAGTCTAAATTAGATAAAGATAACATTAAGATTCTTATTACGAATAGATTCCAAATCATTGTAATTATCCAAATGAATAGCTGGAAAAAAACAGCTTCAAGAATATTTTTTCGAATGTCCTGTGATTTGTATAAGAAATAAAAAATCAATGGTATATAAAAAATTGTGACACTAAAGAAAATAAGAATAAAAAAAGATAATACGGTAAGAAAATGCATAATTAATTTTATGTTCTTTTCTTGAGTTAGAATCATTAGGGTCCCCCTATATGTATGAGATTTGTTGTGCTTATTAATATATATGCTGTAGATAATTATAACATAAAAATTAATTGTAACAGAATACTGCATCGAAAAGAACACGTATTAAATTAAACAAGAAGCCCTAGAGTTAGGGCTCTAGAGCTTTTTGTTTTGGTATTCTCACATGGTTTTTCAAAAAGAATAGAACATATTGAAGATAACATGTGAATGTTTCATAAATGTATCAAAAAAGTGAACAAAATTGCTATTGCAGAAGAAGCAGAAATGAAGTTTCTAATACGTAAGTACGTGAAAGGTATTATTTCAAGTGGATAAAATGTGCATGGGACACCTAATCATTACTTTATCGGGGGAAAAGAACATGTTATGAATTTGGTTGAATGAAAAAATGACAATTTTACTTTTAGAGTGAAACTGAACAAAATTCTTATTTAATTAAAAAATCGCATACAAAAAATGTACACGATTATATAAAAACTATGTCTTGTCTGTTCTTTGCATTTTATGTTTATTGTATGTAAAACGTGATACATCTAAATAAATTAAAAGAGCACTTTTAAAAGTGCTCTCTGACTAAAAATAAGGTTGAAAAAGAACACCCAAGATATCATATGTATGTTTTTTAGATAGGTGTAATTTAAAAATGAAATCTTTATTTAAATAAAAAGAGCGCTAATCGAGAGCGCTCCTTATGCCTCATTATAACGACAGTGACGAACTCACATTATATAGAAAGGCACTATTATTGTATGTCAAAGTCTGAGATTAGTGAATGGATTTAGATAAAATCGTTATTTGAAAAAATACCAGCTTAAATATTGCTTACATATATTTAAGCTGGAACAAAGAAATAAAGTTATTGTTTGTGTTTCTCCTCTTTATCAAGGAAAAATACGACGAATATTGCTAGGAGTATAGGAAACCAAACTTCGTGTGGCATGTTAAAACCTCCTTAGAATATACTCTTACTATATTTTAATATATATAAGAGTTTCAATGGAGGACAACGAAAAATATGAGTTTATAACAAAAACGCTATTTTGCATAAAAAATCTATTAAAGTGAGGATTAAGTTTATGAGCGATTTATTGTTACTTGGTTTAGAGGAAAATCAAGTAAAGGTTGAAAAAATAGTAGAAAAATTAGAGGAAGCTAGAACAATAGCGAGTGAACTAGCTTCAACTAAAATTTACATTCAAGATAATAGAAAGAAAGATTTAGATAGCTACATTGAAGAATTGAGGGATGATTTTAAAAAAAACTTTCATCACGAGCCTCAAGGATTTTATTTGGTAGCGGAAGGACAGAATGGACGCTGTCAGATATCTTTACCTGAAAAGAAAAAGTTTTTCTAGAAGTAATTATTTTCAAAGTATTATTACCTATATTTACATCATCTTTTTCATTGAAATGAAAAAATAAATGCCCCCTTAAGGAAGTATATGGGGGAATATTTATTACAGGTTTTAACCATGTATCATTCATTGGAAATATTAGCTTATGTTCATTTCCACTAAATGAAACGACGCCATTATGTACTTCTTTTCCTGCCTTTGTAGTGATGGAATATTCATCATTGGGCTTACTATAAGAATTAAAGTTTAACTTATTGTTTAAATTAAATTCGATAACGGAAATTGGTAGTGCACTTTCGTTGGTAATAATAACATCTAAAATTACCCTAAAGTCATTGTGCCAATATACATCTGGTGTTTTTAAATCGGTTCTATCAGGTTTAAGAATGAGAGCTACCCAATTATCTCTGAGTTGCCTGCACTTAATGCTAGCTCTATTTCTCCGAAAGTTAGCAAGCGTAATTATAAAAGTTGCTAAGGAGATTAAAAAGGCTGCAATCGGTATTATATTTAATTTCAAAAACTCAATTAGTTGAACTATAGATTCATTATTTATAGCAATCACCTCCTTTCATATCATTATACGATAGAGAGGAGCGTGAAACTATTAACTTGTTAGATGAAATTAGATACAAGAGTTATAGGTTTTTACAGGATCTAAGATTGTAATCTGGATTGTAAAACATAAAAAATAAAGAATTTTAAAATGAAAATTTCATTTTGTATTAAGTTGGAATATAAAAAGAGCACTTAGTAAAGTGTTCTCGTGACGAGCCTCATTTTATAATGACTATTTTATAAAGAAAGGAACTCAGGATATTATATGTGCGCCAGTCAATTGAGTACCTTGTACAAATAAAGAGCAGCTAGCAAAAGCTAACTGCTCATATAAGGAAATCGGAGAAAGATAACCATGTGTCTACAGTATTGACGGAATATTGGTTTTTATTCGTGAAGAACTACGATTAACTTAATGCATAGCCCACAATCAAAGTTAGTGTTAAAAACACTGATAATAACAGTGTTAGTAGAACTGTTACTATGCTTCTAAGCATTGATATCCAATTATCTACTTTAGAGAATCCTTTAATACCAGCAAAAAAAGTTCCTATTGAAAAAATGAGTACGAAAAATAAAGGGTGAAAATAAACGGCGTTTATAAAAGATGCATTCATTTCAGGTGTACATACTTCAAGATATAAAAGAAAAAAAGCAATGCAAACGAATGAAAAAATAAAGGACCATAGATTTATATTATGTTTCATAGGTTGCTCCTTTGTTATCGGAATATTTCTATTAAATTTTAATGGAAAATATAAGAAAAAGATAGTGTTTATAAATTAGAATGATTTTTTTGCAAAATAATCCTTTTCTGATAAAAGGTTACTAAAATATGAGAAAATGATATAATAATCCAAATTACACATTTAGTCCTACTGGAAGAACCAGCGGATATCGAACTATAAGAGCATTATTGATATTGCTCTGTAGTTTGGTGTCCGCTTTTTTGTTTTTATTAACAAAATATATAAGGGGTGTTTTTATATATGACGCAATTAACTTTCTTACCTAAAATTGATCGCAAAGCAACGCAGGTTCGTGTAGAAGAGATTCTTGAAAACGTTCGTATCTATAGACAATTTGGGATGATTAGACATGAGATGAAGGTTACAGCATCTAGTGAGGTAAGATATCACGGTCCAACAAATATAGTAGGGAAGCCAGCTGAAGATATTGCTTTAGCGAATATTGCTATGAGTGAAAGAGAAGTGAAACTACAACGTTTATCTTTTCAAATTGATAAGGCATTAAGTCGTTTTAGTAAAAACCAAAGGGATATTATTGTAAAACGATATTTAGAAGATGAAGAGGTTTTTGATTACATGGTTTATAACGAAATTGGTATGAGTGAGCGTACGTATAGAAGAAATAAATCTAATGCTTTTTATAAACTAGCTTTTGCTCTTAGATTAGAAGTATATGAGGTAGAAGAAACTGGAGGTAATGAATAATGAATTTTGTTCAACCAATACGTGATCCAGAGCAAATACAGCAGTTAAAAGAGTACTTTAGGGAAAAGAGCTTACGTAATTACATTCTCTTCATTATGGGTATTAATACAGGTCTCAGAATCTCAGATATTTTGAAATTGAAAGTAGGAGATGTTAAAGGCAGTCACATATCTATGAGAGAAAAGAAAACAGGGAAACAGAAACGAATACAAATTACTGTAGCACTGAAAAGAGAACTTAAATGGTTTATTGAAAAAAGAGAAGATAATGAGTACCTATTACAAAGTAGACAAGGTAAGAATCGTCCAATTGGTCGTAGCATGGCATATAAGATATTAAGCGGAGCAGCGGCAGAGTTCGGGTTAGATGAAATAGGAACACATACGTTAAGAAAAACATACGGGTATCACATGTACATGCAAACAAAAAACATAGCATTACTCATGGAGATATTCAATCACTCGTCAGAGAAGGTCACGTTACGTTATATAGGTGTTAACCAAGATGCAATGGATAAAGCAATGACTAGGTTTAAAATCTAATTATTGCTTATTTCTTTTTCATTAAAAGTTAAGCACCCCAAATCCCCTTAAAAAAGTTGTATTCGGAATATTGTAACAAAATAAAAAAAGACCCTACAAGAGAGTCTTTCATCAGCTAATATTAAGCTTTTTGAACATTAGTAGCTTGTAGGCCACGTTGTCCTTGTTCTACTTCAAACGTTACACTTTGTCCTTCGTCTAAAGATTTGTAACCGTCGATTTGGATAGCTGAGAAATGTACGAATACGTCTTCTCCACCTTCACGCTCGATGAATCCAAAACCTTTTTCTGCATTAAACCATTTTACTTTACCTTGTTCCATAATTGTTGCCTCCTAGTGTGGATACCCACACATATGTTACTACCCTTGCTCAAATACCTTAGACGAAAAACAAAATTTATTCTTAATCTCAAGCCAAACAAAAATAGGTCTTTCTTAAATTAACACACTTTCTAAAAAATAGCAAATTTCAAAAATAAGTCCTTATGGTAATTAGCTACTAATAGTTGTTGCTGAAGAAAAAGTCACTATGATAGTCATCACAGCAAGAAATTTCCAAAGGATCTCAACAATATCATTGGTTTGATTTTTTTTTTTTAGACATTCAACAACTGATAAAATTAGCTATTTTCGAACTGAATTTTACTTCTGGTAACGATAATTATGTAAATAAGCTGTCCATATGGGCAGCTTATTTTATTTTTTTTGCTTAGCGTAGGTTATTTTGCAAAATGCTGGTGGTATCTCTATACAGTTACTCATAATTTTCGTACTGTGTAACTCAAAAGACAAAGTTAAATGAAATCAATGATACTAAGGGATTTCACGATAGGGTCAGTTACACACAATATAAGATATGGATAAGTGAGGGGATGGCAATTAATTGATATATAATATTATTAGATATGAATGAAATTAAAGGAGTGAATTTAATAAATGGATGCGTCTTGGGTGTTAGATAGTTTAAAGTGGTTGGGAAGTACTGTAACAGGAGCAGGATTTGCGAGTTATTATATAAAGAAAAGCTTTGATCATAAGTTTAATAAGGAATTAGCAGAGTATAATTTAGAGCTAAATAAGGAGTTAGCGCAACATAATACAAAATTGAATGAGGAAGTAGAAAGTTTAAAAGCTGAATTGCAAAGAGAAAATACCAAGGAACAAATTAAATACAATATGTTGCATGAAAGGAGAGAATCAATCATAGAAGAATTGAATTCTAAACTATTGAATTTGGATTCAAGTGTTTCTGATTTAATGGGGCTAAGAAACGAAATCATCGAAACGCTCTCGATAGAAGAAGCGGAGTTGAAATATTTTGAAGTGATGCAAAATATGACTGAGCTTTTTCTTTATCAAAAAAGTAAGAAGATATACCTTTCTAATAATACTAATCGAATAATCTATGATTTAATAGGAACTGTACAGGTAATTGGTACACAATTTTACTCATATTATATTATAGGAGATAAAGATGTCAGAGAGAATTTGGAGCAGAATATCAAAAAGCAGTTTAAAGATGACAAGAGTATTTTAGAAGATGAACTCAGTCGACTATTAGGGGTAACTGGACAATTATAAGAATATATTTTAGTGGCAGAGTCGTGGCCGTTTTTTGGCAGTAAATGTGTCAGTTGTTTTGGATATACCGTGATATATTTGTATTGTGAGAAATACCAATTAAAACGTCTTTTTAAAGGAGAACAACGAAAAAATATTTGAAATAAGTAAAAAGTTATTAAATTCATTACAAATAATTACATAATCATACAATGATTTCCCTATCAATCTCGAAACATGATAAAATATCTAAGAGAGATTGGAGGAAAAGAAATAATGTATTCAATTGGTATAAGAGTATTCGCACAAAAAGATAAACCAGGAAAGATATACTATGCTGTAATTAAAAAGCATGAGGATGGGGAGCTGGAATTAATTAATTCTTCATATCTAAATATTCCTATTGCACTAGCGGTGCCAGAACAGCTAGCATTTATTAGAACTAATTTTCTAGCTTTAATTACTCAATATAATATTAAAAAAGCGGGATTAAGAGTAACTGAGACAATTGCTAGGAAACCATTGGTTTATAGAATGAACATAGAAGGCGTATTGCAAGAGCTATTCGCAAATAGTTCTATTGAAGAATATGGTCTCATTAACATTGCTAAGATGTCAAAAGCATTGTCAATTTCAATGCCGGAGATTAAATTATACATAGATAAAAAGGAAATATTTGATGGTTTTGAAAGAAAACAATGGGAATCTTTTAAAACTGAGGAAAGAGAATGTATTCTTACTGCATTGACAGTCCTATTTCAAAAGGAGGAAGAAAATTGATTGTTACAAATACATTACTCCAACTCCAAATCCAAGAGGAAATTGGGCATGAGGGTAGAAATTCTAAAGTTAATAAAGCTTTTGACCCTCAATTAAATGCTTTATTTGTAGTAAAGAAAATACCTAAAATTGACTTTTCTAGTGCAGATGAATTTTTTCAAGAGTCTCAAATGCTTTATGGAGTGCAACATCCAAACATTGTGCCAATAAGATATGCATCTCAAGATCAGGATACTATTTATCTTACAATGGAGTATTTAGAAAAAGGTTCACTAAATAAAATGTTGAATGAAAGACCTTTATCTGTTAGAGAAGTAATAAAATATTCTCTTGAATTTTTATCTGGAATTCATTATATGCATACAAAAAATTTAGTGCATTTTGATATTAAACCAACTAACATTTTAATAAACAATGCTGGTAAAGCTGTAGTTACGGATTTTGGTTTATCTAGATATTTGAATGAACAAGGATTTGCATACCCTGATAAATTTTATTGTTTGCATGCTCCTATAGAAGCTTATGATCCTTCTTTAGGTGGATTTTCATTATATTCTGATATTTACCAAGCTGCAGCTACAATATATCGAATGTGTAATGGTAATACCTTTTTAGAGGAACAATTTGATAACTTAAATATATCGGATGAAAATGATTTTGCTGAAGCTTTAAAAGCTGAAAGGTTTCCTAAAAAAGATGCTTTTTTACCGCACATTCCAGTTAAACTAAGAAATATTGTGAGAAAATCACTTTCTTTAAATCCTGCTGCAAGGCATGAAACTATACTAGACATGATTAATGAAATAAGCATAATTGACGAAAATTTAGATTGGTCTTATAATATAATTACGAACGAACATTCGGAATTTGTGAAGAATGAAGAAGAGTGTGATTATACATTCAAGATTGTTGTTACTAAACAAGGTGACAATAATTGGAAAACAGAAGGGTTCAAAGTAAGAAATTTAGATGGTAAATCAACTAGAGTAACTAAATGGAATGCAACTGGATATACTAGTAAGAAAGAAGCTTTTCAAGCCTTGGAAAAATTACTCTAAGTATGAATTTATTATGGAAAGGAGGGCTTGATTATGGCTACAAAGTTTAAATTTAAGAAGTCAAAGAATCATAACCCTTTTCCGCTAGAGACCATACAAGAGAGAAACGCAAAAGAAAAGGCGGTAAACCCACGAAGTCATTATACTGTCGATAAGTTAGAAGATGGCTATTTAACATTTAAAGTTTTGGATAACAAGTCTAAAGAGTAGTTACTGATCTCCACAATTATTTGTGGGGATTTTTTTATTATTATTTAGTTTTGTTGTATTAGAAAAACATTAAGTCGCTATTAGTTTGTATAGAGTAATTAATTAAGATGAAAAACTTAAGTTTTTCATCTGTAAATTTGATAATGAGTGAATGAATGGAGTGCATGAAGGCAAAATGAAAATTGAAGGTTTAGTAGTAATAAATAATTGTGACCTTTATTTAGTTGAGTATTTCAAAAAAGTTTCGGGAATTGAGAAGAACTTTTATGCTGCTGGTTGCAATGATCAATGAAAGAATACATAACAAAACAACAGAAGCGTAAGTTTTATGACAGTGGTGAGTGGAAAAGTATACGAGAACAAGTGAAGAAGCGTGACAACTATGAATGCCAGGAATGTAAACGGAATGGTCTTGTTCAAACAGACACTAATGAATACAGTGAGAGTGCCAAGCGTAAGAAGATACAACTCGTTGTCCATCATATAAAAGAACTAGAACATCATCCAGAACTTGCGTTAGAAATAAACAATTTAGAAACAGTATGTGTGGATTGCCACAATAAAGAACATGGTAGAACATTCAAAAAGAAACAGAATAAATGGGAACACGATGAAAAGTGGTAAAAATGATTCAAAAACAGTCCCCCCCTTAAAATATTCCATCAAAAAATGCTCTAAGGGGCACCGGAGGAGGGGGTCGATTTTTCAAATTTATAAGCAAATTCGCGCGTTATATCAAATTGGAAAACGATGTAAATCAGAAGGGAGGGATATTGTGGCTAGAGTGAAGCGTGAAACAATGAGAAAAAGGATTGAAAAGGATCTAACAAATCAATTGAAAGAAAAAAAGATTGTAGGTAATCATTATACTGACTTAATTCAAGACTATTTATCGTTGTGGGATTTAAAGTGTATTCTTGTTGATGATATTGAAGAAACAGGAATAAAAGTATCTGGCATGCATGGTCCGAAATCCAATCCTTCTATTAATGATTTACACAAAACAAATGATCGAATGATAAAGATTTTAGATGCACTTGGATTAGAAGCATCGGCAGAAGAAAAGAAAGTTCCTTCAAAACCTGTGCGCTCAGTTAAAGATTTAACATGATTCAAAATAAATATGTCACTGAATATATTGAAATGTATCGCGCAGGGAAAATTAAGCTGAATAAAGAGCGCATAATGCTAATTGAGTACCTGGAGAAATACATCTTAATACGCGATGATTTGTATTTCGATAATGAAATGCATGAGGACTATATAAAATTCACCGAGAAATGGTACTTTGAATTGCAAGCATTCCAAAAGTTTCTAACAGCATTTGTTTTTCTTTTCTATAAAGAAGATGATTCTGTTTTTTATGAGCAATTTTTAATTATGATGGCTCGTGGTGGTGGTAAAAATGGTTTAATTTCATCACTATGCCATTTCTTTATTAGTCCGCTGCACGGAATAGATCGATACAATGTTTCAATTGTGGCGAACAACGAGAAACAAGCTAAAGTTTCTTTTCGTGAAGTCTATGATGCTATTAAAGGAAAAGAAATACTAGAAGATATGTTTTATCGAACTAAGGTAGAGATACTGAGTAATGATACGCAAAGCATTATGCAATATCATACATCTAATGCTGGTTCTAAGGATGGACTTCGTGACGGTTGTGTTATTTACGATGAAATACATCGATATGAAAACTTTGATGTAGTAAATGTATTCTCTAGTGGACTTGGAAAAGTACCAAATGCTAGAGAATTTTTTATTGGTACAGATGGCTTTGTTCGCGACGGATTCCTGGACAAAACAAAAGAGCGAGCGATGAACATTCTAAAGGGAAAAGATTTAGAAGATCCATTGTTTCCTTTCATTTGCAAGATAGACAATCCAGAAGAAATTGATAATCCTGATGTATGGGAAAAAGCGAATCCAATGTTTAGTGAGCCGAGAAGTTCTTATGCTAAACAATTATTTAAAAAAGTATTAACTCAATATAAACAATTAGAAAATAATCCTTCAAACCGTGAAGAATTCATAACAAAACGTATGAATTACCCTGAAACAGATTTAACAAAGTCTGTAGCTTCATGGGAAGAAATCATGCGTACTGGTTTTGAAGAAGATGGAGAAACGCTCAGAGAAGTTCCAGATTTAAAACATAAAGTAGCTGTAGGCGGTCTCGACTTTGCTAGCATCAAAGACTTCGCGGCAGTCGGCTTGCTATTTAAACATGGTGAAGATTATATATGGAAAGGTCATTCTTTTGTACGTAAAGGATTCTTGGATAAGGTGAAACTGAAAGCGCCTATTTATGAATGGGCTGAAAAGGGTTTGTTAACTATTGTGGATGAACCTGTAATTAATATCTCTCACATTGTAGATTGGTTTGTAAAAATGCGTGAGATATACGGTGTTAATACGATTGTGGCCGATACATTCCGTCTTGATCTTGTTAAAACGGCACTTGAAGCTGAAGGATTTATATTGTTGTATATTCGTAACCCAAAAGCGATACATTCTCTTTTAGCTCCAAGAGTTGAAACGTTATTTGCAAACAATCGTATCATTTTTGGAGATAATCCATTAATGCGTTGGTACACCAACAACGTCTACGTCCACATAAAAAAAGACGGCAACAAAGAATATTTGAAAAAAGATGAATTTAAGCGCAAAACGGATGGATTCCAAGCTTTTATTCATGCATTATGGCAAGCAGATAACATTCTTGTGGATGAATTCGACTTTATGCTAGATGGTATTAAATTCTAATAAAAGGGGGTGATAACCATTGGTTGGTTAGGAGCAGTATTCAAAAGAAATAGTGAAGTAGGATTTATGTTTGATGTGGAAATGTTTATTGAAAAAGCAAACAGGGTTCACATGAAAAGATTAGCAATTGATACCTGTATATCCTTTTTAGGTAGAACGATTAGTCAGTCAGAATTTAGAGTGAAAAACGGTGAAGAATTTGAAAAGGATGAGCTTTACTACCGATTAAATGTTAGGCCTAATAAGAATATGACAGCAAGTACCTTTTGGGAGAGTTTCATTTACAAACTTATTTATGATAATGAAGCTTTGATTATTCAAGCGGATGATGGTGATCTACTTATTGCTGATGACTTTGAACATAACGAATATGCTGTGTTTGAAGATACTTTTACAAATGTCACTGTAAAAGATTATCAGTTTAAGAGAAGTTTTAAACAAAGTGAAGTCATTCATTTAAGATACAGGAATGATAAGTTATCACCTCTTATCGATGGTTTGTTTGCTGATTATGGTGATTTATTCGGTAGAATATTAAGTTCTCAAAAACGTAAGAATCAAATTCGCGGAACAGTTGATATGGACATGCTCGCTGCAAAGAGTGAAAAACATCAAGCCAAACTTCAAGAATTCATTGATAACATGTATAAAGCAATTGGAGAAAAAGACGTTGCTATCATTCCGCAACAACCAGGTTTTAAATATGCTGAAACGTCAGGTGGAGCAAATTCTGGGCAGAGTGTGGAGGAAATTAATAAAGTAACAAATGGCTTCTTAAATCAAGTAGCAATGGCTTTTGGTATTCCAACTGCTTTGATATATGGCGAAATGGCTGATGTTGAGAAGCAAACGAAAAATTATATGCTTTTTACAGTGAAACCTTTATTAAAAAAGATGTGTGATGAAGCAAACGTTAAATTTTTTGAAGAAGAAGAGTATCTTTCAGGTCAAAAAATTGAAATTAAAGCTGTTTCTTATCAAAGTATATTTGATCTTGCGACAAGCATTGATAAGCTCATTTCTTCAAGTGCATTTACAGGGAATGAGATTCGATTAGAAGTAGGATATGAAGTTTCTGATGATCCTAACTTAAATACACATCATATTACGAAAAACTATACGAAATTAACTGAATCTGAAGGAGGTGAGAATACAAATGACGGTGAAAATTGACGTTAAAGGGCCAATTATTTCAAATGATGAAGCTTGGATTTATGATTGGTTTGAAATGGATGCGACAAGCCCAGGTAAGATTACAAAACAACTTGATAATGCAAATAGTGAGGATTTAATTGTGTCAATCAATAGTCCTGGTGGTTATGTAGATGAGGGTTCGGAAATTTACACAGCTTTAAAAAATTATCCTGGTCATGTAGAAGTTCAAATTGTTGGTTTAGCAGCAAGTGCAGCTTCTGTAATTGCGATGGCAGGTGATAAAGTTCGCATTTCTCCAACAGCAAAAATCATGATTCACAACGCCGCTAAATGGCATGGTGGAGATCATCGTGACATGGAAAAGGCAGCCGAGATGTTAAAAATAACAGATCGAGCAATTGTAAATGCCTATGTCATTAAAAGTGGTAAATCTGAGGAAGAACTACTTAACATGATGGCTGAAGAAACTTGGATGGGTCCGCAGCAAGCGTTAGAAAACAATTTTGCGGATGAAATCATGTTTATGGAAAATCCAGTTAAAACGACAGCTTCAACAGCTACTGCTGCCATGCTTCCGCAGAAAGTAATCGATGGCTTTAGAAATGGAACCATGAACAAAGGCCAAGGAATCACAAAAGAAGATTTAAATGCAGCATTATCAGGATTAAAAAATGAAATCCTGAATGATTTACAAAACAATATAGAAGAACAACCAAAGGAGCCAAATCCTAAAGCTGTAAAAAACAGTGGGATTAAAGGGCTCCTTTTAAAATTATAAAAAAACGGAGGAAACACACAATGGTAATTAAATTTAATAAATCTGAAGCATTTAATAAAGCGAAAGCGAAATTAACGGATGCCTTAACTAATGCAGAAAGTACAGAACAAGAACAAACGGCAGCATTTGAAGGTTTCTTTGATGCAATGCAAACGGATGTAATTAATACAGTCCGTAATCAAGTAAATGATGAAATGTTAGATCGTTCTATTCTTCAACAACGCGGTCAAAATGTATTAACTGCATCAGAAACAAAATTCTTCAATGCTGTTGTACAAGATGGTGGTTTTAAGGATGGCTCGATTTTGCCAGTAACTACACAAGAACGTGTATTTGAGGATTTAGTTAAAGAGCATCCATTACTTGATGCTTTAGGGTTACAAGATCTAGGGGCAGTTACAAAGTTCATTTATTCTGATGCAACAAAAGCATATGCATGGGGCGAATTATTTGGGGAAATTCGAGGACAAGTAAATGCAGCGTTCCGAGAAGAAAAAATTGGTCAACTTAAATTAACTGCATTCGCAGCTATTCCAAATGATATGTTAGATCTTGGCCCTGAATGGGTTGAACGTTATGTTCGAACTCTATTAGTAGAATCTTATTCAGTAGGTTTAGAGTTTGGCTTTGTAAATGGTGGCGGATCAGTAGCACATCAACCTGTAGGTTTAATGAAAGATGTAAATGCAACTACAGGTGCGGTTACTGATAAGAAATCATCCGGTACATTAACATTTGCTCCTTCTCAATTTGGTGAAGTTGTTGCTGGAGAATTATATGAAGTAGTAAAAGCTTTATCAACTGATGCGAAAGGGAAATCACGAAAAGTCCTAAATAACATCGTAATGGTTGTAAATCCTGTAGATTCAATTGGTGTACAAGCTCGCAATACAATTCAAACCTCAACAGGTCAATGGGTAATGGCATTACCTTATAACATTCAAACTGTAGAATCTGAAGAAGTGCCAGTTGGTAAAGCATTATTCTTTGTAAAAGGTCAATATCTTGCAGCGATTGCAGGTGGATACAAACTTAAAAAGTTTGACCAAACATTAGCAATTGAAGATGCTATGCTTTATACAATTAAACAGTTTGCTAATGGTAAACCAAAAGATAATAAAGCAGCTCTTGTTTATGATTTGAAAATTTCTTTTACACCACCAACTCCACCAGCAACTAAATAAGGAATGATGTGAATGGATACAGTGATTTCAACTGAAATATTACAAGAATTTAAAGATAGGATGCACTTGGGTGATGATGAAGATGATAACCTAAAACGCATCCTTTCTACGTCTAACAAGGCATTACTTAGGGTTTGTGGAAATTACGATTTAAATAAAGACGAGGAGTTCAAAGAATTAGTCTTTGAACGTTCTCGTTATGTTTATAACGATGCATTAGAGTATTTTGACAAGAATTTTTTAAGTCAGATTAATAGTTTAGGTATCGATAAAGCATTAGAAGAAATTAAATTAGACGGTGATTAATATGCGTCCTTTTCAGTACAAGAAACCACTGAATACAGGTGATTGTAGAAATCGAATTATCATTGAGCAACCTGAAGTAATAAAAGATGATTTGAATCAAGAAGTTGAAACAGGTAATTGGCAAGAAGTAAAAAAAGCATGGGCAATGATAAAAACGGTAAAAGGTTCAGAGTACATTGAAGCTTCGGCTTCACAGTCTACACGAGTTTATCGGTTTGTAATTCCTTATACAACAGGAATTACAGAATTAATGCGAATTAAAATGAAGAATCGTATCTTTGACATTATCGAACCGCCAATGAATGATGATGAAATGTATCAAACATTGACTATTATCGCAAAGGAGCATGTTTAATATGAATGATTTTGCAAGCGAACTTGCTAGAGAATTGCAAAGATATGCAAATGTTGTGGAAGAAGAATTACTGACGGCGCAAGAAGAAGTTGCTGATGTTGCTGTGAATAAATTAAAACAAAGCAGTCCTAAAAAAACAGGTGCTTATCGTAAAGGGTGGCGTAAGAAAAAAGAAGATAATGGTGTTGTTATTCATAATACTCAAGGACAATTAACACATCTTTTAGAAAAGGGACATGCGAAAGTTGGCGGTGGACGTGTTCCAGGTCAAGTTCATATTCGTCCAGTTGAAGAGTATGTAATTAATGAATTACCAAGACAGATTGAAAGGGCGCTTGGATAATGACATTGGGTGAATTAACAAAAATTCTTGAAGCTACAGGTTATCCTGTGGCTTATTCGCATTTTACAGCAACACCAACGAAGCCAGTCCCAGCGCCACCTTATATTTGTTTCCTTGTGGATGGATCAGCAAACCTAATGGCAGATAACAAGGTTTATCACAAAATAAATGATTTAAATATAGAGCTTTATACAACTAAAAAAGATTTAGTCGTAGAAGCAAAGCTTGAAAAGGTCCTAGACGATTACGAGATTCCTTATGACTCGTACGGGACTTTTATTGAATCTGAAAAAATGTATCAAAAAATATACGGAACGAGGTTGATATAAATGAATGAAAATAAAGTAGCTTTCGGTCTGAAAAATGTCCACTATGCACTCTATGAAATTAAAGATGGTGCAATTACATTCAGTACACCGATTCGATTACCAGGTGCGGTTGAATTAACCTTTGATCCACGAGGAGATCTAATTGAGTTCTACGCTGATGACATGCTTTACTATGCAGCAAGTAATAACCAAGGTTATGATGGGACGCTATCTATTGCGACTATTCCAGAGCAATTTGCAGTTGATGCATTAGGAGAGGAATTAGACACAGAAGACGGTGTATTAAATGAATTAGCTGACGCAAAAGGAAAACCATTTGCTTTATTGTTTGAATTTGATGGCGATGTACGAGCGACTCGACATGTTATGTTTAACTGTTCAGCAAGTCGTCCAACAATTGCATCTAAAACGAAAACTAATTCAGCGGAGCCAAATACAAATGAGCTTAAATTTGTATCAAGCCCTATTGATATTAATGGAAAACGTATGGTTAAAACGAAAACTACTACTAAATCAAAACAAGAAATCTATGATAATTGGTACAAAAAAGTTTATACAAAAGTACCTGCATTACCAAAAGGGGCGTAAGTGAATGGAAAAGACAATTACAATAGATGGAAAACAAGTCAGATTAAAAGCTACAGCGGCAACAGTTAAACGATATAAAGCACAATTCAGACGTAATTTATTTGCAGATTTGATGGGATTAGGAGCAATTAATGCTTTAGCTTCATCAGATGGGTCAGAACAGCCCATTGATATGTCTAATGTCGATATGAGTAAAGTAGATTTTGAACTTATTTATGACTTAACATGGTTATACGCTAAAACGGCTGATCCTAATATTCCTGATCCTATGACGTGGCTAGATAAATTTGAGGAATTCCCAATTGAAGAAATTATGCCAGAAGTCATGGAATTGGTTCAGGTCACTATGGGAGCAAAAAAAAAATAAAGAAAAATAATGGAGAGCAAGGAACATTCAGTGATGAAGAATTTACTACTGAATTGTTTCTTGCTCTTTGTTATAAAGCAAATTTAACACAAGGTGATTTAGAAGAAATGACCGTTGGTGATTGCTTTGATTACATTGCTGAATTCGCTGAGCTGGAGAATCCAGATAAAGAAAAAGTTAGAAAAGCAAATCAAAAAGACTTCGATTCATTCTAAGAAAGGGGTGAGAAAATGGCAGGAAGAATTAAAGGGATTACGATTGAAATTGGTGGTAATACTCAGCCGCTACAAAATGCTTTAAAAGATGTAAATAAACAAAGTGATGCTTTGGCTAAAGAGTTAAAAGATGTCGAGCGTTTGCTAAAATTTGATCCAGGTAATATTGAGGCACTTTCTCAAAAACAACAGTTACTTACGCAACAGATTGAAAACACAACGCAAAAATTAGATAAGTTAAAGGCAGCGGAACAACAAGTTCAAGCGCAATTTCAAAACGGTAAAATTTCTGAAGAACAGTATCGTGCATTCAGGCGTGAGATTGAATTTACAGAAGGGTCACTTAATGGTCTTAAAAATAAACTAGGAAACATGAAAGCTGAGCAAGAGAATGTAGCGAGTTCCACAAGGCAATTAGAAACATTGTTTAGAGCTACAGGAAAAAGCGTTGATGATTTTGCAGGAGCATTAGGAAATCGTCTTGTGAATGCAATTCGGAATGGAACAGCTACAAGTCGTCAGTTAGAACAAGCGATTGGGATTATTGGGCGCGAAGCATTAGGTACAGAAGCTGATATTGAAAAATTACAAAGAGCCCTTCGATCTGTGGATGCTGGAAACTCCATACGGCAAGTACAAAATGAGTTAAGAGAATTACAACAAGAAGCTGGTAGAACCGAGAAGAAGTTTGAAGGACTACAAGTAGGATTAGAAAACGTTATTGGTGGATTAGCAGCTGGTGGCGGAATTGCAACAGCTATTGAAAAAGCGATGGATATGTCAAAATTAAAAACAAAGATTGATATCACATTTGATGTTCCGGAATCCTCTAAAAAATCAGTAGAGGAAGCTATTAGAGGTGTTACCGCTTATGGTGTTGATGCAGAGGCGTCTTTAGAAGGAGTCCGCAGGCAATGGGCTTTAAATAAAGATATAAGTGATGAAGCGAATGCAGCAATCGTTAGGGGAGCGGCAGCCATTTCAGCTTCTTATGAAGGTATAGATTTTACAGAATTAATTCAAGAAACATATGAAATAGGAAATGAATTAGGAATAACACAAGATAGTGCTCTTGGTATGGTTGATGCGTTATTAAAAATGGGATTTCCGCCAGAACAGCTAGATATCATTGCTGAATATGGTAGTCAGCTAACTCGTGCAGGGTTTAAAGCTGAGGAAGTTCAAGCAATTATGGAAGCAGGCGTTGAAACAGGTAGCTGGAATTAGATTATAGTTCCCTTGTATGGTGACGTACAATGAAAAACTCCTTTAATTCAGTGAAACTCTCAAATGAGACAATACTGAGCGAAGCCTTTTAATTAAGGAACGTGCAACGACTAGTCGAAAGACGTAGGGTGTAAGCAAATGACACTCGAAACGGGGAGCAACTCAAGTAGTTGAAGATATAGTCTAATCTATACGGTGACGTATAGCAGTTCATAAAAGAACGGGCGTGACGTTGCGAATCACGTTGAATATAAGTGATCGATAATCTCTTAGACGGACTGAAAGAGGGTCGGATTCAGTTAACTGAATTCGCACAAGGAGCTGATAAGGCTTTAAAAGAAGCGCTTGACGGTTCTGGTATTGCAACTGAACAAATAGAAAAATGGGGAGCATCTGTCGCTAAAGGCGGAAGGGATGGCGCCGCAGCGATGGTAGAAGTAGCTAAAGCTATTGACGGAATAGAAGACCCGGTTAAAAAAAATCAAGTTGGTGTTAAAGTTCTAGCCACTATGTTTGAAGACCAAGGACAAAATCTAACTAACACTTTAATAAGGGCTTCAGAAAAAACTGTAGACTTACAGAAGAATCAAGATAACCTAAATGAATCTGTTAAAAAATTAGATGCAAACCCAGCTGTAAAGTTCCAAAAAGCCATGGGTGATTTACAAATGGCTCTTAAACCAGTTCTTGGAGTTATAGCGGATGTTATATCTAAATTAGCAGAATGGATTTCTAATAATCCAAAATTAGCAGCCACATTAGCAGCTGTTGCAGTAGCTATTGGGGTTATTTCTGGTGCAATTTTAGCGCTTGCTCCTATAGTCATGACAGTCATGAGTTTCTTTGAAATTGGAGCTTTAGCAGCAGCCGGACTTGTTGCTATTGTCCCTATTATTATCGCAGCTCTAGTAGCTCTAGGAATTGCTATTTATAAAAATTGGGATTCTATAAAACAGTGGACTATAGATATGTGGAATTCTATTAAAGAATATTTAATAGAGCTTTGGGATGGGATAGTTCAATCCTCTAGTGAAGCTTGGAGTTCTTTCTTAGAAACAATGCATTCATTCTTTGATCCAATAGGGCAATTTTTTAGTGATTTATGGACAGGGATAGGTGAAATATGTAGTAGTACATGGAATTCTATTGTTGAATTCTTTTCAGGAGCTTGGGCCTCATTCACTGAAATGATGCATAGTTTCTTTGATCCAATAGGTGAATTCTTTAGTAGTTTGTGGTCAGGTATTGTGGAAACGTCGTCTTCTTGGTGGACTTCTTTAGTTACAACAGCTTCAGAATTGTGGGGAACACTCGTACAAGCTTGGCAGGAAACGTGGAATACTGTACTTACGGTCTTAGACCCTATCATTTCATTGATTTCTACGGTCCTTGAGGCTGGTTGGTTATTAATCCAAGCAGGAGTGCAAATTGCATGGGCAGCTATAAGCCAGTATATTATTCAACCAATCCAAGAAGCTTACAATTGGGTGAGTAAACAAATCGGCGAATTGGTTACATGGCTTGGTACACAATGGGAAATTGCAAAAGCCGTGGCCCAAGTTGCATGGGGATTACTTAAGCAATATATTATTCAGCCAGTCCAGGAAGCTTGGAGCACAACAAAAGAAAAATTCAGTAATTTGATTTCTTGGTTAAGCTCACAGTGGGAACTTGCTAAATCGTATACTCTTATGGCTTGGAATTTGGTTAAACAGTATGTAATTCAACCTGTTCAAGACTTGTGGAATACAACCAAGCAAAAACTTGGTGAATTAGCAAATTGGATATTAAGCAACTGGGAATCTATAAAAACTTATACACTTACAGCTTGGAATTTAGTGAAGCAATATGTTATTCAGCCAGTAACAGACGCTTATAATCAGGCAAAGCAAAAATTTACTGATTTATATAATTCAGCTAGAGAAAAATTCGATTCTGTAAAGAGTGCAGCTCAAGAAAAATTTGAAGCAGCTAAACGTTTTATTATTGATCCAATTAAAGATGCAGTTGACAGTGTAGAAAAATTTATTGGGAAGATCAAGAGCTTCTTTAGTGACTTGAAGTTAAAAATCCCTAAGCCTGAAATGCCACCTCTTCCACATTTCAGCTTACAAACTAGTACAAAAAATATTTTAGGAAAAGATATTACATTCCCTTCTGGACTCAATATAGATTGGCGTGCAAAAGGTGGTATCTTCACTAAACCGACTATCTTTGGAATGAGTGGCGGAAACTTGCAAGGTGCAGGAGAAGCCGGGAAAGAAGCGGTTTTACCATTGAATAAAAAGACACTTGGAGATATTGGCGCAGGAATCGTAGCAGCCATGCCACGACAACAATTTGCTATACCAGGGGAAATAAATCAACTAATGAGCGATATGAGCCGTATGATGACTAATTCTGCAAACCAATTAGCGGGATTAAAAACCGTTATGAGTGGTGTGTATGGGAATATGTCAAACAGCAGACAAGCCATGACAAACAGTGTATCAAATCAAGTCATTAATAACTCTTTTGGTTCATCAGGTGGTGGAGTTATTCCAATGCTTGGTGGAGATTTAGTTATTGAAGTGCCTGTTAATTTAGAAGGAAGAGACGTGGCACGCGGTACGTATCGCTATACAACCGAGTATCAAGAAAGAGAAGCAAAAAGAAACTCAGACTTTTAGGTTTGGGTTTCTTTTATTTTATAAAGAAATAGGGTGACAGTATGAGTTCTTTTTCATTTAACAACATACGCAAAGATTTTGTTCAAATAGAAAAGGGATGGAAAAGACCAGCGTGGGCACCGGTGAAAAGGAATTTTCTAAGTGTCCCAGGATATACAGGAGCAAGACTATTAAACACCCAAACGGAAATGCGTGTTTTATCTATTCCTGTAGGAATTATAGTTCCTGAGGGTTCAGATTTGGAAACTATGAAAGAAGAAATTGCAGAATGGTTAATCACAGGCCAACCAGCAGAACTTATTTTTGATGTAGAACCAAATAGAACATATTTAGCAGTTGTGGAAGATAGCTTTGATCCAGATGAATTTGTAACACTTGGAATAGGAACACTTAAGTTCATTTGTCCAATGCCATATAAATTAGGACCTACTCGAACAGTAGATTTTCAAACAGGTGCAAGCGGGTTAATAGCAAATGTTCAAAACAAAGGAAGTGTAGAATCCAATCCAATTATAGAAGTTGAAGTAACGAATCCTTCCACATTTCTTGATGTATGGAATGGAAACAATTATTTTCGTATCGGATGGCCGCTTAGTGTAAATCAGATACCTGTTGAAAGAAATCAGCGGGTAATGTGGGATGAAATGTCTACAACTGTAGGTTGGACGGATGTTCCGAGTGCAGAAGATATGGTTGGGGGTGGGGCTTTTAAAGTAGATGCAGGCTCACGCCTAGTTCCGGTTTATTTAGGTGAAACAAATATAAAAGGTTGGCATGGTTGCATAGCTAAAAAGAACATCCCACAAGGCCCACTACAAGATTTTATTATGCAGGCGTATGTTGGGGTAAGAAGCTCTCACCCCGATCAAATGGGGCGTGTTGAAATAGGTTTATTAGATGAAAATAGCGACTATGTGGCTCGTATTTCTATGAATGATGTTCATTGGCAAGCAGAACAGAATACAGGGTTCGCTAAGCTTGGTAACAAAAAGAAACCAAACAGCGAGCGAGTGCTTATAAATGAACCTGGAGATCATCCTACTACATGGAATCAATATCGTGGTCGATTATGGTTAGCACGTACCGGCAATAGGTGGGAAGCTTATATTTCAAAGTTTTTATGGAATACCGAAAAGGATGATTCAGAGCGCTTTGTCGTGTGGGAAGATGAAAACAATATGAATATGGATAAAGTGGCACAAGTTCAAATAAGCATCAGTCAATTTTCGGATAACATGTTTTGTACAGACATGAGCATCGATGACTTGAAAATTTGGAAAGTCAATATGAATACCCAAGATAATCCGCCTTATATTTTTGATGTTGGAGATAAAGTAGTTATTGATACCGAGCGAAGCCTTGTATCAATCAATGGTAAAAAAGCTATCAACTTAAAAGATATATTCAGCGATTATCCCGTTATTCAAAAAGGAACGAACAAACTTGAGGTTATGCCTCCTGATGTAGGAATAGCCAAAATAACGTATAGGGAGCGATTTAGATGAGAACACCAAGCGGAACATTACATGTTGTTGATTTTAAAACGAGTCAAATCGTTTCTAATATACAAACAAAAGATTATTGGGATGATAAACGACATTGGGAAATTAAGAACAATATAGATACATTAGAATTTAAAGTGTTTGATAATACGGAACATGCAGCTGCACTCATGCAGCAAAATTTAGTATTAAAAGAAGTGCGTGACGGGCGTATCGTTCCGTATGTTATTACTGAAACCGAAAAGGATTCTAATGATAGATCAATCATTGCTTATGCATCTGGTGAATGGATTCAACTTGCGAAAGCTGGCATTATTACTCCACAGAAGGTGGAAGGTAAAACAGTAAATGAGTTTATTGATATGGCTCTTGTAGGTACGAAATGGAAAAGAGGAAGAACAGAATACGCTGGTTTCCACACAATGACAATTGATGAATTCATAGATCCACTGAAATTTTTAAAAGATATCGCTTCTTTGTTCGAGTTAGAAATCCAATACCGTGCTGAAGTAGTTGGTTCCCAAATTGTCAGTCGCTATGTGGACATGGTAAAGAAACGCGGTCAAGAAACAGGGAAAGAAGTAACACTTGGCAAAGATTTAGTGGGAATTAAACGTGTTGAGAACTCACAAAACATTTGTACAGCATTACTTGGTTTCTCCAAAAAAGAAGGGGACGGATTTATTACAATTACTGACATAAATGACGGTATTCCTTATCTTGTGGACAGTGATGCTTTCCAACGATGGAACGAACGTGGGCAACATAAATTTGGCTTTTATACACCAGAAACAGAAGGCGATATAACACCGAAACGTTTAATGACTCTTATGAAAACAGAATTAGCCAAACGGATAAATTCCTCTATTTCTTACGATGTTCAAGCACAAAGCATTGGACGTGTATTTGGCCTAGCTCACGAGCTGATTAATGAAGGTGACACAATCCGAATTAAAGATACAGGTTTTACTCCTGAACTGTATCTAGAAGCACGGGCAATCGCTGGTGATGAATCATTTACTGAGCCTTCACAAGATAAATATATATTTGGTGACTACCGTGAAATTACCGATCCGAATGAAGAAATGCGAAAATTATACAATAGAGTGCTTGCTTCTTTAGGTAATAAAGCCAATAAAGAACTATTAGAACAACTAGAAAAGTTAGCAGAAGAAGCGAAGGGTACAGCCGAACAAGCTCAAAAAGAATCTCAAACAGCCAAGGAACTTGCTGAAAAGGTCCAGGAAAATCTAAAAAATAATACAGTAAATATTATTGAAGCTAAAAATCCACCGACCGATAATCTTATAGTAGGTAAAACATTATGGCGAGATATTAGCAATGGTAAACCTGGTATTTTAAAAATATGGACAGGTGCAGCTTGGGAATCGGTTGTTCCTGATGTGGAATCAGTTAAGAAAGAAACATTGGATCAGGTTAATAAGGATATCGAATCTACAAAAACAGAATTAAACAAAAAGGTTCAAGAAGCACAAAATCAAGCAACAGGACAATTTAACGAAGTAAAGGAAAGCTTACAAGGTGTGAGCCGTACGATTTCCAGTATTGAGAACAAACAAGGTGAAATTGATAAAAAAGTAACCCAGGTTGAACAGGATTCTAATGGATTTAAAACTTCTATTGAATCGTTAACAAAAAAAGATACTGAAATCAGTAATAAATTAAATACAGTCGAACAAACTGTAGAAGGCACAAAGAAGATTATTTCTGATGTGCAGCAAACAACAAACGACTTGAAGAAAACAACAACTGAAATTAAAGAACAAGCAGGAAAGATTAGTGAGAAGTTAACAAGTGTAGAAAAGAACTTCAATGAACAAGAAATTGGAGTACGTAATTTAATATCAGATACGAAATATTGGGAAACAACGCAATTATCTTCAAATTCAGCTTATGGAGTATTTAAGAATAACTTAAATCAAATCTTTAGTGAATTAGTAGACAAAACCGTAACTTTTAGCTTCGATGTAAAAATTATAACAACGGATAAAACGGCAGGTCGCGTTCAGTTTTATGGCGAAAACGGTTCGCCTAAATATACATTCGTTAGACAAATATTCACAGGAATTACGGACCAATTCCAACGAGTTACGTACACTACAAAAATTACAGAACAGCTTAATAACACAGGACAAGCGAGACTGGAATTTTGGGGAATAGATGCTAAAACAACAAAAATCATTATTCAAAATTTTAAACTTGAAAAAGGAAATAAAGCTACTGGATGGACACCAGCGCCTGAAGATCAAGTAACAACCGATGAATTCACCAAGAGAACAACCGAAATTGAAAAAAGTGTGGATGGTATAAAAGAAAATATAACTAAGGTTGAACAAAATCAAACGGGATTTGATAAACGAGTAACAACAGTAGAGAAAAACGCAGATAGTATTTCACAAAGCGTCGGTAAAGTACAAGAAATACAAACTCAGCAAGGGAAGACGCTTAGTGAGGCTACTTCAAAGATAGAACAACATAGTAAAGCATTGGAATTGCAATTAAAAATGAAAGATGTTGAAGATTACGTTGGTGGAATTGGTAACCAAACGGTTTTACGCAATGTCTTGTGGAAGAACGACACGAAATATTGGCAATTAACTTCAAACGCAGCAAGAGATACACAAGTCACTTATAAGGGATGTAATTCACTTAGTGTTATTACTGCAGGTAATGCGAGCAATTTGTATAAAGGAGCATCGCACGATTATATAAATGCTGGTCCTGGATGGAATTATGTTTTCTCTGCTTACTTTTATACAGATAACAAAGCTAGTATAGATGCTGGAGCTGCTATCGAGCTCCAATGTTACGATGTAAACAATAAAATGATTAAAAGTTACTTGCAAGAAATAACTATTTTACAAGGAACATGGATTCGTACACATGTGGCAGGGCTATTAATCGAAGGCACAAAAAAAGTTAAAGTGCTGTTTTGGGTTCGTAAAAATGGTCGTCTATGGATGGCACAGCCCATGCTACAAATTGGTGATAAACCTTCTTCGTTTATGGAGAACCCTGTTGATATTGTAGATAAAGATAAAATCATGGAAGAATTGGCCGATAAGATAGCAACTGAACCTTACAATAAAAAAGTTACAGAATTAGAAAGAAGTATTAGTGCTACTGAAAAAGGCGTTTCAATTATCTCTGGAAAACAAGAAACGTTTATAAATGAGACTTATAATGCCTATGTAAAGAAAACGGAATCAAGGTTAGAAGTGTTAGACGAAGGAATTATAGCGCAGATTTTAAAGGACGGCATTGTCACTGCCATCAATATGTCCCCTGGCAAAATTACAATTAATGCTGCAAAACTAGATATTAACGCAGACACAATGGTGCAATGGTTAACCGCAAAGGGTATTGATACGAATCTTATCAAAGTTAATGGCGATAAAATTACCATCGATAAAAACGGCGTTACTGTTAAAATGTTAGACTTCCTTTTTGAAGATGAATGGGGAACGAAAACAACCGTTATGCCAAAACGAAATTTAATAGCCGATCACGATTTTTCTAGTGTTCCAAAATTGAACATAGGTAACCCCAATTATCAGGGGTTTGGTGCTGGATATGGTCTACCTTGGAAAGTACAAGGAAACGGTGTAGTTATAGAAAATAACACTTTTACATTTAACTATGAACAAATGGTAAATGCAGTCCGTGTCGATACGTATAATTACCCAGAAACAAAAGTTCAAAACGGGATTCATCCAGGAAACTCTTATACATTGTCAGCGCATTATAGAACCGCACAGATTAACGGTGTACGTGTAACAGCAAAACCACGATTGCAGGTATGTTTTGTTACGCCATTGGATGAAGTGAGTTATAAAATTTGGCACGAAACATATAAAGATTTTCCAGAACCATCTACATTTTATGGTGAAATTAGAAGGTATAATTTCACGTTTACCGTTCCTAACAATTACAATCCACAAGAACATATGATTGTAGTTAAAGTTACAGCTGCAAATGCACAAGTTTCTGCGGGTAGAGCAGTTTGTGTTTCAGGGATAACATTGGTTAGTGGTAACTACGCTTGCATGTATAACTGGGATCGTACGGCAGCGGAAAGAGCAGACGGTATTCAGCCTTTTCGTAGGATTGCGTTAGGTGATGCCAATACGAATATAGGTATATCTGATGATGGATACACAGTGGATTTCACTACCAACAAAGAATTTAAATTTTTTACCAATATACGAGCAGTCCAAGGTGTAAATATGGGAGGCAATCAGTTCCAAGGCTGGGGGCATATCCGTTTTACAGATGGTAATCTTGGACCAGGTTTTTATGTAAGTACTCCAAATGGTTGGAAATTTAACGCACTTGGATAGAAAGGAAAGATATAAATGGACGATATTAACTATATGATGCCTTTTCAAGAAGGAGCAACTCTTCCTTATATGGGAAGAATAGTAGACATAAAACGAACAGAAAATGGAGTTTCTGTTCAAATACCCGCTGACATGTTAGACAATGCTGGGATTGCCAATGACACTAGTAAAGTCGAGGTATGGAGGCAAATGGATGATGGAGGAACTATTTGTTTTAGAGTGTTAACAAAATGTGAGTTATGTGGTCGAGGTGCCAAACTGTATGAATTAGATTTAGGAGTTGCTAAACGGCGTATCTGTGCAAATGATTATTTTAAACTCACTGGTGTGCATCCTCCACAAGAACCATTAACAACTGAAAATACAACGCAAATAGAGCAGCCATAAGCTGTTTTTTATTTTGCACAAAATACGGCTTTGAGTAAATTCAATTCATAGATCAAGAGGAGCGATTTAGCTTCTCTTTTTATTTTGAGGAGATGATCAGTGTGAAACGAATAGTAGACCAAGCAATTTATGAAAAGTATGTTAGCCAAGAAAACAAAAACCTAGTCAAAGATTTTCTTATTGAAAAGAAAGCACAAGGAAAAGCGGCAAGCACTTTAAAACAATATGGTTGGGATTTGCGAATTATTTTGTTTCTAATACATCAACACTTCGAAAATAAAAATCTTATTGCCCTAACACGTAAAGACATTCGGAATTTATCTATTATTTTTCAAGAGATGGAAATGTCTAATGCTCGTGTAAATGGATTAATGAGTGCGTTAAGATCCGCATTAGAATTTTGTGCGGATGATGACGACTATGATTATGAATTTAATGTAGGTTCAAGGGTACGTGGTTTACCTAAGAATCCAATTCGAGATATCACTTTTATAACTGAGGAGCAGATTAATTGGTTAATCGATGAATTACTTGAGCAAGAAAAATACATGTTAGCAACGTATTTGGCCCTTTCTTATTACAGCGCAGCTAGAAAGAATGAGGTTTACCAGGTTCAGAAAGAAGGGTTAACAGAGCACTATTATACAAATGTGGTACGAGGAAAACGTGGTAAGAAATTTAGATTATATTACAATCACCGGGTGCAGAAATGCATTCGTTTATATATAAATCAGCGAGGTAAGGATACAATTCCAGATTTATTTGTGCGTGTTTATAAGAATGGTGAGAGAAAAAGATTGAACAAGAGAGTATTTAATTATTGGTGCGACATATTTGCTAAGATGCTGAACGAAAAGGAAGGGAAGGAATTTAAAATTAATCCTCACTGTTTCCGCCATAGCAGATTAGATAATTTAAAAGTTCAAGGAGTACCGCTTGAAAAATTAAAATCACTCGCTAATCATTCTGATATTTCCACAACTGAATCTTATTTGAAAGATAGAAGTGAGGAAGATATTGCAGAAATATTTGGAATGGACCCAAGTTATTTTGCAGCTTAAAAAGGAGAGGAAAAGATGGATCGCATTGATGTATTACTGAAAGCATTTATAGCTACGTTTGGTGGCTTCTGTGGGTATTTCTTGGGAGGATGGGATGCAACATTGAAAATCTTAGTGACGATGGCAGTTATTGATTATTTAACTGGCATGATTGCAGCAGGATATAATGGAGAATTAAAAAGTAAAGTTGGTTTCAAAGGCATCGCCAAAAAGGTGGTGCTTTTTCTTTTGGTCGGAGCGGCCGCTCAACTAGATTCAGCACTGGGAAGTAACAGCGCAATTCGTGAAGCGACTATTTTCTTCTTCATGGGCAATGAGTTACTTTCACTTTTAGAAAACGCTGGTCGTATGGGAATCCCCTTACCTTCAGCATTAACAAATGCAGTTGAAATTTTGGGTGGAAAACAAAAACAAGAAGAGAAAAAGGGAGATGTTCAATAATGGAAATCAGAAAAAAATTAGTTGACCCAAGTAAATATGGTACAAAGTGTCCGTATACAATGAATCCAGAATTCATTACAGTCCACAATACGTACAACGATGCTACAGCAGAAAATGAAGTATCTTATATGATTCGCAATGATAACCAAGTATCGTTTCATATTGCCGTAGATGATAAAGAAGCTGTACAAGGAATTCCTTTAGAGCGTAACGCTTGGCATTGCGGTGATGGTGGCGGTAACGGAAATCGTAAATCTATTGGAGTTGAAATCTGTTACTCTCTAAGTGGTGGAGATCGATATTACAAAGCAGAAGACAATGCAGCTATCGTTGTAGCTCAACTAATGAAACAGTACAATATTCCAATTAGCAAAGTTCGCACACACCAATCATGGAGTGGAAAGTATTGTCCTCATCGTATGCTTGATGAAGGACGATGGAATAGCTTCATTGAAAGGGTACAAAATGCATATAACGGTGGAGGTAATAATATGAAATGGACAATGAAATCAGGCGGATTAGGAGTTAATTTAGCTCAAGAAATTATGGATAAACTCGCTGAATTTAAAGTGAAAGGTAACTTAGTTTATGAAGCAGATGGTATTTTCTATCTGCAATGTGAACCTGTTGACGACCGTAATAAATTAGGTGCTATTACATGGTATTTTAGAGATTATAAAGGATGGTATTGCGAAGTTTATCAAGTATAA